TAATGACAGATGATTCTGGGTGGTCTAATTCACCTAGTGCTCTATTTTCAGCAATAGGGCCACCTATATATTTATCTACTTCTCTTTTTAATATCTCAAATGGATAGCGTCTTCCGTTGTGGTTGAATTCTTCAGCACGCTGAACAACACCTTCAACCATCATATTTTTATTCCCAGAAATACCCTCTGTAATTTGGGTATTTTTAGGTGTAAATACGGAATATTCTATTAATAGTTTTTGAGCCATCTTACTTTTTTACTATACGAACGTCAGAATCAGGTGATTTCTTTTGAACAGCTATAGCTGTATCTTCGTCTTCAACTTCAATTGCTTCTAGTCTACGTGCTTCAACTTTATCTTTAAGCTCGTCTACATCTACACCATATTTTTTAGCGTATTTTTCGTAGATAGCATCTCTAGTTCTACCTAGTTCTTCAACACTATCTTCTTCTAGTGGAGTTGAATCAGCGTTTACATCAGCTACTCTATCGTATTCTTCTCCGTGTTCATTTACATCGTCTAAATCTAAATAATAGTTTTCTCTTTCGTCTTCTGATGAAAATCCATCATCATCTCCTTCACGGATAATTTTACCTTTTTGCTTTTCTAAAGCAGCAATAGATTTTGCGTTTACTTCTACTTCGTATTCGCTATCACCCATAGATGCTATTCTCTTTTTAGAGTAATAGTTAGGGTCTTTGGTAAGATTTTTAAGTACTTTCTTTTGGGCTTTTAAAACGTCATCTTCTGTAATATCAGAATTACCTACGGCTTCGTTTTCAACACCTAGTTCCATATCCATACCTCTAGCATATTCATATGGATTAACCATATCAATAGTTTTAGCGATAATATCTACTTCTTGTTTCCCTGTAGATTCTTTTGTTTGTTTTTCAGATATCATACCCTTATTTTTAAGGATCTTTACTGTATCTGTAAAATTGTTAGATGAGGTAATCCAGGGCAATCTAGCGTCACGACGCACTTCATACAAGAACTTTTGTTCTGTAATTTCGCCAGCTACCAGTTTGGTATATAAGTCTTGTGTTGTCATGTATATAAATATTTATTTACCTTGACCTCTGTAGGTCTTAACGTAATTTTTACTACTTTTTATTTTTGATGTTTTGCTTTTAGCGTGTACACCAGGACGTCTTGTTTTAGGTTTCTTAAAATAGTTACCTAAAGTTAAACCTTTTGCCATTATTCAGTTAGACCTTTAATTCTATTATTTAATTCTTGTAATTTTTCGTTTATTTTAGAAATGGCTTCACGAGTACGATTTAGATATGTCATACCCTCATTACTTGCTTTCAATTCAGTACGCATTCTTTCTGTAAATGATACAACTTTAGACATTTCGTCTATTTTACGTCTTATTTCACGTACAGCAATATGTAATTGTTGTGTAGGTGTACGGAATTGTGATTCTCTTTTAAATTGGCTATAACGAGCTTCGTTTATAGTGAATTTCTTGTAAGCCTCAGGATAGTTTTTTCTGATGTGAGTACGATATCTGTTAAATTCTGCTTTAATTTTAGCAGCAATATCGTCTACTACAGCATCGTCTGTTTTTTGATCTAATTGAGCAATTACTTTACGTAAATCGTCAAATTCTTTATAAACAGAATCGAATGCTGGGACGTAAGCTATATCCCAGGATATTTGTCCTGTTTCAGGATCTATATCTGATACAGTATAGGTTATTCCTTTGTCTGTTTTAGTGTCTCCTATTTTAATTTCTAACACATCAGCAGCATCTAAGCTGTCCATATCATATCCCGTATTTAGACCAGCATCAGCTTGACTATTAGTTAAGTCTGTTACGGGGTTGAATTGTTTTTTTTCAGAGAGCTCATCAATCGCGTCTTCAAATAGCTGTTTGTAGTCGATGAATTTAGACTTTCTATTAGGAATTGAAGGATTAGGAATTTCGAAAGGTTCACCAATTTCATCGGTTTTCTTTTTAAATGCTTTTGGGGAAGCATATTGTGCACCTGTACCAGGTGTAAAAGAAGCACCAGTACCAGTGGTGCTCATCTCACGTTTTAATCCTGTTACTTTTAATTTCATACTGTCACTATTTCATTAGAAAGATCGAGATATTGTAGTAGCGCAACTAAATGATCGTCTTTTAACTTTCTAGTCTCTAGAATAGGTTCAATTAAATTTATAACTTCTTGGATTTTAATTTTTAGTGCCGGCTCCTCTATTTTATCTACGTTTTCTTTCAGCGTAGTAGATATACTCTTGAACTTAGAATTCAAAAATTCTTTAAGCTTAGGAGCATCCGTAGCACTATTTATGTATTCTTTTAATACTTCTTTTTGTTCTTTAGATAGCCCGTCAAATTTTGTATTGTATTTTTCGAGCATTATTTTGTAGGTAAGCGCACGTGTACCTTTATCTAAGGCCATTAGTTCTTCTACTAATGGAGATAAAGACATTTTAGAATCTGGAGTAGATGTGATGTGTTCTAAAATGGTAATTTTTGAGGTAATAATTGATTCGGGATTTCCAAATCCTTTGTTATTAACTGATTCAAACAGAACATAAGTAGAAGCTAATAGCTTATAGTCTTTAATTTTAGCTTGAAAAAAATCATTTAAATCAAAGTTTTCTTTAATTTCTTTAATTAAATTGTATTTTTCTTTTGCTAGTTTATCTCTATCTAGTTTTTTAGATAATTCAAGTACTGTAGAAAGTATGGTCTCTGCTTTACCTTCCGATAAAGAGATTGAATTATTGATAGTCTGATAAAGTTTATTTTCATTAGCTAACTCGCTTTTAGTAAAATATTTTTTTACTAGCGAAGCCGCTTTAGAATTACCGCTTGATAGAGTATCTGCAGTAATTTTTCTTACTAACAGTTCAAACAGAATTCCAGTATTCTTGTACTTGTTATGTTTTATTTTCATAAGTAGTGCGCTACTGATAATAAATATTAAAGTTATTCAACTTCTTCGCGAATTTGGTCCTCATCTAGGAGTTTTTCACCTTCAAAAAGCGATACTTTTTGTTTAGCGGGGAACATTCCTCTTAGACTTCTTTCGTTTTTAGCGAATATAGCTTTAGTGTTTAAATTTTCAATTGTTAAGCCAGTATTAGATAGTCCAGGTCTTTCTTCATCTCCCATTCTACCTTTCATTCTGTCTTTACCTAAGGTATCTCTACCTAAATTACTGTCTTGGGTATTATAGTCTGAAGCATTTTCTCCTGGGCGACCAAGTGCATCATCTGGATATTCAGAATCGTTTACATCATATCCTTGTGGCACTCCTTTACTACCTGGGTATCTACCTGCTCCGTATAATGAGGCTAGTGCATGTGGTGTTCCATATGCTTCGCCCGATTCTGCAGGATCGTTTCCTTCCTCAGATATTTGGTTTCTTCTAAATGAACGTTTTTGATCTTCAATAATTAGATCTCTATATTCTTGATATTGATCTTCACTAAAGTGGAAAATGTTATCATAAATCCAATCAGAAGGAACTAATTTAGTTTCTAACATTTGTGCAGCTAAGTCAACTTTTTCTTTCAATAACGCTATTCTTTCTTGATCATAAATGATAGAAGGAGTAGTTAATTGTAATTCGAAGTTTGTTAATGAAGCTCCATCATACCCCTGAGCATATAAGTGTACTAAAGCAATTTTAGTTAACTCAGATATTAATATCTTTTGAATACGTTCTACTGTACGAGCAAATCTGATATCTTCAGCAGCTAATGTTGCTTTACCCTCTAAATCACCTTCATATCCTAAATAGGCTTTTGGTACTTTAAGTGCTGAAAATAATTTGTCTCTTAGATATGTAACGTCTTCAATAGCAGCGTAATCTAGACCTTTTGTGGTCTCGATTCTTGTAGTTGCATCTCCACCTCTAACAGGAATATAGAAATCCTCTAAGATGTTTTGCATATTGAATTTTAAATTGTAATCACCTGTATTTGGATCAACATAAGGTGTTTTCTTCATTTTGTTGATCATACGTTGCATGTAAGTCTCTACCTCATTTGGTGGAATATTACCGACATTCACGAAGAAAGTACGTTTTTCAGGCGCTCTTACAATACGGTGGATTAACATTGCATCTTCCATCAATGTCATTTGTTTCCATACTTTTCTACCCGGTTCAAGATATGATCTTCCGTAAGGTAGATAGTTAAAGTCTGAAAGTAGGCGGAAGTGAGCCATCTCGTAATTATCGAAAAATACTTCTTCGCCTGTATTTACACCCATTGAAGGGGATATTTGTTGGAATCCTAGCGGGTTTTCAGATACTGAATAGCTAGGATCGTATTTGAATTTTACATCTGATGGGTTTTGAGGATCGCTACCTTCTACTCTAATAATGGTATAAGAAGAAAAAGGTACAACATTGTACACACCAAATTTTTCAGATATTTCTAATTTAAGATAAAAATCACCATATTTTAACATGTTACGAGTCCAAGACCATAGGTTAAACTCGATATTTAAAACATCATAAAATAAGTTATATAATATTTTTTGTACAGTTTCATCTGCAGAGCGAATCTGTAATACCTCGCCCATATCATTTCGCAAACAAGATTCATCTGATACAATATCTAGGGCAGAAGCAACAATTGAATCTGTATCCATAGCCTCATAATCAGTATATAGCTGAATACGGGTAGATGGGAAATTGATTTGTTGTTGGTTTGTAAAATTTAGACCACCAACTGTGCTATATAGCTTGTTGAATCGGTCGTAAAGTGAATTGGTTTGTAGCTGTCCTAAAGATTGTATTTGGTTAGAATCAATTACTTTAAGTTGATTTCCTCCTACATTTCGGATTACTACATCCGTAGAGAATAATCTCCTTAATCTACCAAATAATGAAGTATCTGCCATTTCTTTTGTATATGTATATAAATATTAACTACCCTAACAACCAGGAGATGTCCTCTTTGCCTCCATATGGGTTTTCCATTTCATAAGGATTTTTTATTTGTGGGTTTCCACTATAAATTCTAGGAGCTTCGTAATTAGTAGAATGTATTCCTCCTAATGTTGCACGAACCATATCTACACCTTGTTGTCTAAAGTGTAGTGCTGTATCTCTTAAAAACATTGATATACCAAAGGCCATAGTTAAATCATCGTTATATCCTGATAGTGCTTGTGCTTTACCATGTTTCCAAATAAATGTTCTTAATTCCTCTAACAATCGTTTAGAACGAACTGTTACAGATTTTTCATGAAGATACGAAACTAATTTGGATACTACAAGTGGTCTTGTCTTTAAGGATGTAGTAAATCCAGGAACCATACCTTGTCCATTTTCATACCGGGAAAGATATTGGTCAGCGTTAGTCATTGACACATCCATTTTAGGTGAGTAATATAAATTTCTATACCCTCTATCTATTAATTGCTGTATTACAGCCCACCCTATATTAGCGTTTTCTACTACTAGTAGAGCATCGTTATATTCTGTAGCTACGGCAAATAACATATTGCCATAGTCTTTAGTTGATATTTGTGCTTTAAATTCTGCTACTTGAGTTGCTTCCTCTATATCAAATACATGGAATGCTGAATAATCGTTTCCATCTCCACGGGCAACGTCAGCTACTACCATATAGTCTCTTGAATAGTCTGCTATTTGCCACACCCAAAAGTTACCATCCATTCCCCTGCGTTCAACAGGTTCTTGAATATATGTTTTCTCATAAAAATTTAATATATCTGGTTCTACTACTGTATCCCCGGAGGTACTAAAATCACAGTCACATTCTTGTGCTGCCATTCTAGGTCCTAATATAACGTCTTGCTCGTCTCTCCAAGGTTGGCTACGCTCTGGATGTACAGTCCATGGTAACCTGATTGGTAAGAATGTGTTTTCTCTTGCTTCTGCTTTAACCCATGTAGAATGGAACCAATTTCCAGTACCATATGGGGTAGATAATGCGATACACCCACCCCCAGTGGCTAGTGTTTGTTGAGCTGAGGCAAATATTTCATCAATTCCATCAATAAAAGCTGCCTCATCAATTAGTAGCAAAGATACTGCTTCTGATCGACCAGCATCTGAACTTGCGGATGTTGCTTTAATTTGTGAACCATTTGCTAGGCGTAGCGATAGTTTGTTGTGTTCGACTGTTTTAATCCTCAACCATTGTGGTAAATTATCGTAGGCAAAGCGTACCTTTGTTACCATGTTTTTAGCTGTTTCCTGCTTTGTAGCGATACACAGCACGTTTTTATCTTTTTGAAATAACATCATCCATAAGGCAAATGCAGAACATAAAGTAGATATACCTAATTGGCGTGATTTATTTATAATAATATAATCCTCATTGTGCATATGCTTGAGGACTTTTTCTTGGAAAGGATATAAGTTAAATTTTATTCTACCTTTTTGTGGGTGCTGAATAGTATAATACTTTTTCATAAAATACACCGGATCTTGGGCGCACTTTATGAATTCGCTTTTTATTATACTTTTTAAATTTTCAGCCATCTAGTTTTGTATCAATAATAAAAGTACGGCCCCACCTCCAATTGCAGAACCTATTTGATACAGTTTAGTTTTACGCCTTTCTTTTTTTAAGGCTTTTTGTAGAGATTGAGTAGCGTTCTTTTGAGATTTTAATTGGTTTCCTTGTTTCTCCATTTGAGATTGGTAATTTAATACTTGTGTTTTTAAATTAGCAACCAATTCGCCTTGGGTATTTAATTTACTATTAGTCTCATTAAGGATTTCTTGCATTGCCTGCATTTCCTTAGATAAGCCATCAAACTGGATTAGATCTTTAATTACCAGTTTCGCTATTGGCTTTTTTAATTGAATCGTAGAGCTGACGGTATCGTTCTGTGAAAAACCTTTCCAGCTCATCATCACCAAACTTATCAACAGAATCAAGTTTAGCTTTTGTTTCACGTTTAATAACATTTATTTGACTTTTTAAATTTTTAATTGTAACATCGTAAGAAGCAATTTTGCTTTCTAACTCTTTCTCTATCGCAGCTAAACTATCGTTAGCCTCTTGTAACTCATTTAATTGAATTTGCAACAGGTTAATCTCAGTCTCGTACTGTGATATATCAACATCTGGGGTATTTTTCTGTTTTAATATAAAAAATATAGCCAGAGCTGTTATGCATATTATAATCGTATTTATTCGATTCAAAGCTTAACGCCTTTTAGTTTTTCGTATGCTTTCTTAGCTGCCTGAAATTCAGGTGTAAGATTTTTTAGCATTTGCAATGCTGTTTTTTTATTTTCTTCTGATTCAGATGTTTTATACAACTCAAGATGTGTTTTCATTTGATCTTGAAGTCGTTTAAAATCTTGAATGATTTTATCTTGTTTAGAGGCTTTAGCTTGCATAGCTTTATCTACTGTAGCTGTGCTTTCATCACCTGGGATTTCAAGTTCAATGTCGTCTGCTTCTAGCTCGTCTTGTTCTTTTACTTTAGCAGCAGCTGCATCGTATTCTTCTTTATATAATTTTTCGTTTTTCCAACTACGAATACTAAAATTATCTTGCATGATATATATTTTATTATAAATATTTAAAATTGAATTACTCCAAGCATTTGCTCAATTCGCTCAGGTGTTGTACCCTTTAACATATGTACATTTTTACATCTGTGACCAAAAGTATTCATTGCTTTAATAATAGCTCTATCAATTTCTTCTCTATATTCTAAATCAGTTTCTCTAACACCATTATCTTCCATTACAGTACCTTCAGGTGAAATATAAAATATATAATCATATTCACCTACAAATACTCTAGCATAATCTTCAAAATATTCTTTATCTTTAAAATCAATTGATCTAGCTAAATTAGTAAAAGCCATAACATCAATAACTGTTCTATCAGTTATAATATTTTCTTTTATTAATTCAGCACACCTTTCAGCTAAAAATATAGTTTGACCTTTTAATGTAGAATCAGTATTTAATGGAATACCTAAATCATTTAAATATTTACTACGTTCAGTAGCAAATTCATAATTTTCAAATTGTTTTAATTCCTTTAATTTATTAACTAATGTAGTTTTACCTACACTCATTGTACCACATAATCCTATTTTCATATACTATTTTTTTAATAACCAACTAGATGATTGAATTTTATCACCTAAACCTTCTATTAAAGATACACCAAGTTCTTTACAAATCCCAGCTTCTGGTATAGAATCATTGTTTTGATCTCCACCATTTGCAAATGCAATTTGATACTTAGGATCTTTGGTTATAGCTTTTACGTTTAAAGCTCTAATTGATTCACATACTGTTCTATCTTTATCAATAGATATCATAGCATAATCAACCATTTTAAGACTATTTACTATTAATAATCTTTCATCTTCTAATTGAAATTCTTTTGAACCTTTTAATTCACGTTGTAAATCACTATTAACAATAACCCACAATTCATCAGCTTGAGCCTTCGCTTTCGCGAAGAGCTCTAAGTGACCTTTATGAATTGGGTTAAAATAACCAGATACTATTATAGCTTTCTTCATATTAGAATCTAGCTTTTACTTGTGGATTTTTATCTGGTGGAACACCATTTCTATCTCTTCTAGCTTCAATCCATTCATCTCTGGTTTTTTCAAAGCCATATAAAAAATATCTAGCTTTTTGCTTAAATTCTTTTGGATATTTTATAGCAGGACCATTCCAGTTATGGAATTTATTATCAAAAAAAGTAACTTGAATACCTTCTGGAGTTTTTATTGTGCGAGTACTCCATTCGCCTTTTGTAGATTTTGTCATAACACTTAATTTTAATTTGAACACATAAATGTACGAACTATGTTTTGCTTCTCCAAATTATCTACGTGATTTCTTTCCCTTAAGGTACGTATTTTCTTCTTCAAGGAATTTAATTTTAACTTTTAATCCAGATACTTCAGAGGATAAAGCTGTAATTCTATCACGCATTTCATCTTTTTCTTCTGATGATTCTATTAATAAAGCCTCTAATTTATTTACTCTTTCTTGTAAATTTAAAATAAAATTTTCATTAGCTTGTTGAGAACTTGCTTCCCTATCAGACTTTAATTTTAATTTAGTCTCATAGAATCTCCAAGCACCAACACTACCTAGTGCTGATATAATAGCAATTAATATATGTAATATGTTTTCGTTCATAAGGTTACGTTAATAAATATCGATGCGGACTTAGCGCTTGATATCTAGTTAAAACCTCATGCCTTAAATCTAAGAAAGCTTCAATTTCTTTTAATTGAAGTGGGTTAAATAATGATTTATTTGAATAATTAAGTATAAAATATCCATCAATTGCAATCATCATTTCATGCAATTCTTCAGCCGATAAGTTTTTCGGCAACGTAGATTCCGTGTGCTCCACTGACTGTAATTCCTCTAGCAGAGAGCGCATCGCCGACAAAGTAGACTTGCCCATATTTTGTTAAACTTAAATTATTATAATTTACTAATGGTTCCGGTGATAAATATTTCACTTCAGGTATATAAATACCCCAATCGTGTTGTAATGTTGGGAATACTTTTTTCATATCATCAATAAAATCATCTATATATTGAAAATATCCACCAAAGTGTTCTCTTACTTCATCTAATTGTTTACCTGTAATTTGAGTGGCAGATACATCTATGCCTTCTGATGTTTGGGAAGGTGGGCGGGATGGACTATAGTATAATCCTGTACCGTTTTTATTTACAGATTGTACTACATTTCTTGACCAAGTAAATGGTTCATCTATACCTTGAATTTCCATTAGAATTCCAAAGTTAGTCATGTTATTTCTGTAGGCCTCATCCTTTTTGGCATGTCCATTGTAGCTATGATCTCCATACGTTTCTTCCACTGCTATGTAAGCAGCGTTATTGTTAGTACAGAATGATCTTAATGACACTCCTTTATCATCAAATTTTCTATATAATTTGAAATCATAAGATACATCTATTAGTTTTTGAAAGTGTTTTTGTGGTGCCTCAAATCTAACACCTATTTGTACTGATTTAGGTTCAGTAGGTAAATCATATTTTTCAGCTAATTGTTTACCAAAATCAATACCTGATTTTCCTACTCCAAATATTAGTTCATCATATAATACAACTTCATCACCTATGTAAACTAAGTTTTTATCAAAATCAATATCAGTTACTTTAGTTTCCCATTTAAAGTTTATACCATTTTCAATTAAAAAATCATACCAATTTTTACCTATTTCATGTAAATAATCAGTACCAACATGCCATACTGGGAATAATCTTAAACCAAAATATGGTTTAATAAAATCTGGTTCTTCTATTGGGTTAGAACATTGTACTGCTTCTGGTTTAGGGTGGAATCTTTTAAAATTTTCAATTACTTGATCCATTAATTCCATTGCTTTTTCCTCACCACAATATTTTGCTAATTGTCCTCCTATAGCAGTATGATAAGTTAATTTACCATCTGACCAGCCACCAGCACCTAAAAAGCCTGTCATTACTTCTTCGTAAGGTCTTTCATATGGGTTTTTACCCATATCAATTATAGTAATTTGACCATCGAATTGATTATCAACTAATTTAGTAGCAGCGTTTACACCTGCTACACCAGCACCTATTATTATTACATTTTTATCCATTTTGCCTATATTTGTTTTTTAAGTTAATAAATTCATAAAACTTATCAAAATTATTTAATTCAATTTGGTTATTATTTAAAAATTTTATTGCATCATTTGGATTATTAGTGTATATATCCTCATAATAATTTATATTTAAATTTAAACCTTTTGATACTTCATTAAGTAAAATTCTATGATTATTTAAAAAATTAAAAATTTTAGATTTTACATTAGTATTTAAATTATATCTATATTTTTTGTGATAGTAAGTTTTTTCTTCTCTATCTCCAGCATATTGAAGACTTTGAGCTGCTAAATAGTGATTTTTTCTATCTAATAAAATAACTCTATCAAAATTTATACTATATTCTATTAATT